ACAGATTAGTTCGGACGAGGCGGCCACCCTTATGGTCATTCTCGACCACATCAATGGCGACCCGGTAAATTCTCCGCGCCGGGAATCCAACGCGGTCTACTTCGCCCTGGTCAATGCGACGGGTGCCAGATCGGAAGATCTGCCACAGCATGAACTGATGGCGAACCACGAAGCTCTCGGCTTCACGTTCAAGAACTTCGACGGCACCATGTCACCACTCCTGCAGAAGCAGATTGACGCGGAGAAGAAGGGGGTGCAGGCTTATGACGGCAGTGACGGCCTCCAGAGCTTCCTCAACTCGCTCCTCCCGTAAAGCGATTCAGGGTACCCCTGCCACGCAGGAGATCTGGACGATAGAGGTGGAGGATGAGTATGACGGCTGGCTATCTTATGACGCTGGCCTGAAAGCCGGTCCTATCTTCTACGTAACCGCTGATGCTGCCAAGGAGGTGGCTCGCGATATACTTGGGGAAGACAAAGATCGTCCAGTAAGAGTGGTCCGTTGGTTTCGGCTGGTGACTACAGAGCGGATATGACATGGCTCATAAACCACAGGGAATGGCAGCCGTAGAGGCAGCCTACTATCGCAAGCTGTTCAGGGACGAAATGGAGCCGGGTACGGAGAGGCTGAGTCTGGCCTTTCCGCCAAAGGACGTGACGGAGCCTCCTAAGGTCACCGAGGTTAAGCCCATTCCGAAGAGGCTCACTAACCGGAAGGTAATGGATGACCTGGGCCGAACTGATTAAGGAGCAGTGGGCGCATCACAATCGTGTTATGCGGTTGGTTGAGATGATGCACCGGGACGAAGTCCCTCGCATCTTCCGAAATGACAAGCTGATTGAAGTGGTGGACGTGATTCCAGACCTCAGTCACTATGAGGAGCAAAAGGCTTAAGCCGGGCAACGCTACCTTAGGCTTAAGAAGCGATAGGCCCTGCACTCCCTCGTGGTGCAGGGCCTATCCATTCCGGGGTGGGTTGCTGGTATCCCGCCAAGGCCCTGACCCTTGGTTACGCTGGTTCGAGTCCAGCCCCCGGAGCCATGTACAATGGTGAGTAGCCGCCAAAATGTAGGCGGGAAGGAACGAAGGATGCAACAATGACTTTTGCTTACGTCGTGCGGACCCCCGCCACCCTTGAGGTTGGCGATGCAGTTCTCGCATATGTGTCGGCCGATGGTCACGGACGAAATTTCGCCTCTCTGACTGCCGGGCTGACCACCTCTGCCAACCTCCCCACTGTCGGGCAGATCACCTCTGTGAATGTGGACACTTCAACCTCGTGGACTACGCAGGCTGAACTTACTACCCTGGACTACACGGGCACGGGTGCCGGTGAACTGGACGTTGAATCCACCACTGGTGATGCGGCTCTTCCTGGTGAGGGTCCAATCCATGTCAACCTGGTGAACGCGGCTACTGACCTGGTTAACGCCCCGTCTCATATGGCCCCCTGGTTCGACCAGTCCACGGTCATTGTTTGTGCCACAGGGTAAGGTCATGACATACAACAACAATCGCGGCTACGGTGGCCGGTGGTCCCTCGGTGGGATTCTCCTGGTCATCGTGATCGTGGTTCTAATCATCTGGCTGGTGTGACATGTTCTATGGTGTCGGTGGATTCATCGTTCTGATCCTGATCATCATCCTGATTGTGTTCCTGGTGCGCAGGGTCTGAGCCCAGCTTGACGGCCTCATAGACCTCCCGTAGTGTAGTCAATAGAGCCGGGGAATCCCCCGGAATGTATTGCACACTCTGGAGGAACCATGATCAAGAAGCTCATCGCAATCGTCGGCACCCTGGGCATGGCCGGTGGCCTTGGACTGACGGCAACTGCCGCGAGTGCTGCCACCGTTCATCACGGCTTCGGTGACCGCGTCCGGATCGTCTGCTCGAACCCGGATCACCCTGGACTCATCACCTTCCTCAACTCGTATGGGTACCAGGTGACGGAGTCAAGCTCCAACACCGCGCAGTACCTCACGGCGGCGTACCTGGCCAAGGTGGCTAAGGGTGGGTCATTCGCCAAGCACGCCGTTACGGTGCTGGTGCCTGCGGTCACCAATGGCGTCACGACCTGCATCGGTGTCACCTATCGCGACGGCCGCTGGGGTCACTGGTTCGACGGTCGCGGGCGCGGTTGACCTAATCTCTGACCGGAGGTAGAATGGTCAGAGTAAGATGAGTACCTGGCTGGGGGGCCTGTTATGCGAGCCCCCCGGCCGGGACAACTCAATAGTGGCGGGGTATTGTAATGGCAGCATGGCGGCCTCATAAGCCGTACGGTTGGGTTCGACTCCCACCCCGCAACCGAGGAAGATGACGGACACATCGCCAATTTTCTAATAGAGATATAAAGGGTGCTCACCGTATTCATCTTCCACATAGGGGTAGCCGTAGGACGGTAAGCAGCTTCCAAGACTGCGACATCGGGATCGTTACCTGATACCTCTGCGAAGAGCAGGATAGCTCAGCGGATAGAGCGTGGTGGCTAGCCAGTAAAACAGGACCAAGGTCGCAGGTTCAAATCCTGCTCCTGCTCTTTATCCTTGGAGGGTACATGAAGAGATCAGAGGCAGCACGACTGCTCAAGGCCAATTTCAAGCCTGATGATCTGTACGCTCCTGACCTGTATTACTCCACCGGCTGCCTGCCTTTGGACGCGGCACTTGGTGGTGGATGGCCCGCTGGTTATATCTCTCAAATCACGGGACCACCCGACGTTGGCAAGACCACCCTTCTGCTTCATACCATTGCCGCCGCGCAGAAGATCCACGACAAGGTCATGATGATCACGTTCGACATGAACGAGTACGTCACGCCCTATTGGGTTGCTTGTGGCGTGGACACCAATCGCCTGTGGATGGTGCCGGGCTGGTCAAGGACCGCGCTGTCCGAGGACTTCTTTGAGCTTGGTGACTTCGTCGTGGCTGATGGTATCCCAGGCCAGCCCGAGGCAGATCTGATTGACAACCTGCAGCGTGAGGACCGTACTATCGTCGCCGTGGTGCAGACGCGTCAGCGGGTCTCTAACGGTCCCGTGGGGGCGTCCGGGGTGAGTACACACAACCTGCCCCACAAGGCTCTCAGCGTTGAACTAGGGGCCGGGCAGAGGGGTACAGACGGGATGCGCGTGGCTGCTGAAGCGGCTGGTTATCAGTCTTGGCCACCAGGTGCCGTGTCTTTCGCCTCTTGGCGCATCAGGTATGATCATGGAATTGATCACGAGGGTGCTCTTCTGGACATGGGAGTGACCGAGGGGATCGTGGACAAGCGTGGTAGTCACTACAGCTTCTCTGGATGGCCCCTTGGGCAGGGGCGTGAGGCAGCTATCCTTAATCTCCGCGAGCATTCAACGACGGCAGCGACATCTTTGGAGGCTGAGATTCGGCACGAGCTTGGCTTGCCAATACCCTCAGCGTGAGAGTAGTGTTGTAATCAGTAGGAAACCTGGCCCCGCTGTGAAGGACTGGACTTAATTGGCAGCCAGCTAGCATGCGGGGCAAGGTCTAACTGAATAGCACGGGGGTGACAGGCTTCGATTTCGAGGTTGTCGCCAGGAGAAGCGAGCCGGGGACTGGTTAGATAACCCCGTCAACAATGTCTTTCCAAAAATAGTTGCCACTCTTCGTAGCAACTCTTACGCTCTAGCAGCGTGAGCATCGGGCTGGGCTTGTGCCCGTCCCAGCTATCCGATGTCGCAGGGCACATGCAAGACCATCCAATAGGGTAGAGCCACCAGACTTTTGACTGATGGACAAGTCCCGAGCCACTGGGCGAAAGTGGATGGAACGGTAGTTGGTCGCTGTTGCTTGAACGCAGGCGGACCTAAAACGCCGGGATCAAGATACGCTCGTAGAAGTACTGGTGAAGTCTTGGAACACTCGGGTTCAATCCCCGACACCTCCACCAACGTTAGGAGATCTATGCCGTACACAGGTGAGCAGAAGCGGGCGTATGATCGCGCTTGGCGCGCTGCTCGCCGTACGGCGTGGATCAAAGAGCACGGTCCATGCAAATGGTGTGACTCATGGGATGACCTTGAGGTTGACCATGAAGATCCAGCAACCAAGCTGTATCAACCAGCGGCTCTGTGGTCAATGGCCCTGGACAATCCAAAGAGGGTTGCTGAGCTAGCCAAGTGTCAGGTTCTGTGTCATGATTGTCACAGGGTCAAGTCACGGGACGACCTTCCCGATGTTCCTCATGGGAACACCGGGTATGGCAATGGTTGCCGGTGTGACGAGTGTAAGGCCGATCATGCGAGAGTCAACGCATTGTATCGGTAGGGCTTTGCAGGCTCGTTACCTGCTCAGTCCACGATGTGCCCCAGTGGGCGCTGTCACCTGGTGGTGATCCTGCCAGGACGGGACTCAGCACCCCGGCCCACTGATCTACTCAGGCTAGCCATGGGCGCTGGCGGCCTGTAACGGAGGACCCGGCCAGTGGTGTTTATCCACGTCAACGCCGGGTCCTCTGCCAGCTTAGGTGGACGCCATGATCACTTGGTGCTACGCTCAGTAGAGAGGTGATCATCATGGGACGACCGGTGCAGTTCGGGGATAAGGCAGTACGGCCTTAAAATGTCGTTTGAAAAGAGTTGATGCGACATCAAAATTCTCATGTTGGATTTGGAAACTTCTCCAAATATAGCCCATACGTGGGGTCTCTGGAATGTCAATGTCTACGGAGCACAACTGATCGAACCATCCCGCGTGATCTGCTTCAGCGCGCAGTGGTATGGCAGCAGCAAGAACACCTTCTACTCGGAGTGGGGGATCGGGCACAATGAGATGGTGAATGCTGCCCACAACCTTATTGATGAGGCCGATGTCCTGCTCACATACAACGGCAAACGATTCGACTACCCCCGCCTTAAGCAGGAGATGGTCATGGCCCGTATTGCTCCCCCCTCCCCCGTGAAGCACATAGACCTGTTCGAGACGGTGAAGTCCCTGAAGTTCCCCTCCAGTTCCCTGAAGTATGCCCTCGGCGCGTTCAACCTTGCCGGTAAGGATAGTGTCGATCACCAGCTATGGGTTGACGTGCTGAATGGTGACCCTAAGGCCCAGAAGAAGATGGAGAAGTACTGCCGCCAGGATGTCAAGGTCATGGGTCCGTTGTATGAGCTGCTGCAGCCGTGGATACCGAACCATCCCAGCTACGGTGCTCTTACTGGTGAGGATGTCTGTCCCAACTGTGGCAGCCACAACTTGATGCCTCAGGGATATGCACTCACAGCTAGTTCAAAGTTTCGGCGATTCAAGTGCGGGGACTGCGGAAAGTGGTCGAGAAGCAACCATAAGGTTTCTGGCACGGGCATTGTGCAGGCGCTATGATACTCCTTCTCATTGGTATCTATGGAGCGCTGCGGCACCCCATTGCCACAGTAAAAAGCTGGTGGGAAACCCTCAACGAGAAGCCTCCCACACCTGATGAATGATGGTCTATGCTGGAGACCTGACCTTCTATTGATCTTCGATTTTGAACGAGAGAAAGCACTGTGACCCTTGATCAACTCATGTCTAAAACAGGCGTTGCCTGTATCCGCGAGGTGTCTCCGACCACCACAGTGATCGAGTACACGAATGGCTCTGCGCACCCAGCCACCAAGCTAGAGAAGATGCTGTGGGAGATCCTAAGGGGTAGGATTGATACATGAGCCAACTCGGAGCCTACGAATGGATTACATCCAAGCCGCCAACGCCGCCAGTCCCCACCCATGTTCAGCGCGAGCAGCAGAGGCAGCAGAACTTTAGGGAGGAGTCACATGTTTCAAATGACCGTTCCATTCCTGGCTACCAACGGCTCCACGGTGTGGCTCCCGGTGAAATGTGTACTCTCGATGGTAGAGGATTCTGCATCATCCCTGGACTTCACTGCCCCCATGACGTGGGCGATGACCCTGGACATATCTACTCCCTAGAGGAGGCCATTACCATTAGTGGTCCGCCGAGTGAGGACCGTGGTGGCCCTTCACATCTGTCAGATGGTAACGACTATGGGCGCGCCAAGTTATGGAATACAATCCGGCCTGGGCCAAGAGTAAGGGTGAACTCTGCGATGGCCCATGCGGTCTGTTGTTGAAGCGAAATGCTTTGTATGGTGTGGGACAGCATCATTCCCCGGAGTGTAGGACGCTATACAACGAAAGGTATAACGCCACACCTGAGAATAAGGCAGCACAAGTTCAGAGAGACGCGATACGTGAGCGTGCTTACACACCTGAGCGTAGGGCAACCGAAGCCATATACAATGCGACACCAGAACGTAAGACAGCACACGCTAAGCGAACGGCAATCTACCGACAAAGACTTGATCGGCCATGCAGGTACGTTAACTCTAAAGGCTGCACTGAGTTCTGCGTTGTTAACAGTCGTGCCTGTCTAAAGCATAAGCGAGAGGATGAGCTTAGGCACTGGCGGCAGAGGCGGGACAAGCTAAAGCAGAAGCTGGCTATGAAGCAAGATTGGATCTGCACCTGGTGCCTGCTGGCACTTCCCGATGACCTGTCTGGTACCCACGTTGATCATGTGTATCCAAGAGCGCTCTGGAAGCTCGGTGAGGAGTTCGAGGACGAGTGGAACCTGGAATGTCTGCACGGTTCTTGCAACGAATCTAAGAAGGATAAGCTAACAGATCGGGCAGCAGTTCTTATTTTGGAGTACGCATGAGTAAGCAGTCGGACTGGTGGCTGAGACAGGGCTATGAGAATGAGCCGGGTGTCAAGGCTGTTCCTCCCGGCCGAAGTGCAGAGGCCCGGCTGCTGCGTGACCGGTTCGTCAACGGCTCCAACCCAGACGATGGACCCGACGACACCTACTCGCCCACCCAGTCATCCAACCCTGACGACCCGCGCACGGCCACCATGTACTACTACGCCACGCAGGAAGTTGTCCGGGTGGAGTGGGGAGACGGTGGTAGGCCGTACCTGTATTTCAAGATCAATCAGCAGACATGGGATAACTGGAAGGAAACGGAATCACCTGGGCGCTTCATCAACAACCAGTTGAGAAGTCATAGGTACTCGGTCGCATAATTGGAGCACTAGATGATCAGACATATTCGCCTGGACAAGCACGCACCTAGGCATTCAGCCGCAGTGACGTATGAGTTGGACCCGCCATTTCGTTCGGCCGTGGTCACCATTCTTCGTATCTTTGGTTCATTCGGATTCATGTTCGGTATTTGGGAACCACATCCTGACCAGTACGATGATGAACTGGTAGATGCCCATCTGTTCAATGCGCTCAACGCTAAGAAGAATTTGGTAGTGGTTCCGCCGCTGCGTGGCGTGGAGTTCTCTGAAGAGTTGTTTGATGAGGAGGAGTTGCAGAAGGACACCGTTATGTACATGGTTCCTTTGAGGCGCAGTCTGCTGGACGCTCAAATGGAGGCCTCCGTTAGAGGTCCACACTCTCCGGAGTATCTAGAGGAACTGAAAGAGATCTATGAGCGTCAGGTGGTTGACGAATGAAGTTCCGCAATGCCCAAGACCCGAAGTATTCAGACCCCCCCGGCTGGGATATGAAGTCCTATTACCGGGTGGCCAGGCGAGCGCACGCACTCGGTGAGTACGACATGATGGCGTATGCAGATGCGGCTGGGTCTGGGATGGCTCAGGCGTTCATGGACTACACGAAGCACTCTGACGTGGCCAGCCTGAACGAGATCCGCGCCGGGCTGATCCAGTTGTGGGCGGTTGAGGAGGAGCTACGGCTGCGCTGGGAAGCTGCCCAGGAGGTCATCGAACACACCCCTTGACACCCTGCCTGCGGTCGCATAGACTCAGGGTATGACCAGAGCAAATGAGGCATACAGGTTCGGGGACACCGGACCAGGTTCTTACGCTCGCGCTGCAGAGCGCAGGCGTGAGGCAACCGGCTACAATACACCTGTATGTGGCACGCCGGGGTACCAGGCCATGGTGGCGCACGCCACAGGTCAGCAGTCCCAGATCAACAGCTACCTGGGGGAGATTCACCAGCACCAGCACGACACCAACATGCGGGTGCTTGAATCTACGGCACTGATCGCTGGTGCAGTGGTCGCCTGGAATCACCTCGGTCAGCACGATGGCCGCCAGCACCAGACCTACAGCCGTGACGGTGGGCAGACTTACTTCGTTCCAGGTCCTTCTAAGGAACGTAGGAACGCAGTGATATGCCTGCTTCTCCTCGCCGCCATAGTTGGCTTCTTCTACTTGATAGGAAACTCCGGTCAGACTGGCTCTGCTGGTGACTGCGGAAGCAGCACTAGTAGCTACAACACTCCCGCCAATTGTGGAGTCAATGGATGATCACTGACCACCTTCCTCGGCGCCCGGAGCCAGGCGACGGCAGTGTCATCTACGTGGCCGGGCCAGTGACTGGGCTGCCTGATCATGGCCGATGGATATTTGCCCATGTGACCCTGGTGCTGCGGCAAGCCGGGTACACGGTGATCAGCCCAATCGAGTTGGGCAAGATAGAGAACGGTACCTTTGAGCAGTACCTCGACCGTGATCTCCGTGAGGGTGTCGCTAAGTCAACTGCTCTTGTTCTTCTGCCCGGCTGGCCGTTCTCACGAGGCGCAATGTCTGAGCTAAATATGAGTGTCGTCATGGGTCATCCAGTTGGCATCTGGACTGACGGATACGATGCCCTTGGTTCGGAAAATGTTATATGGGTTCATGACTTTGGCGGGGTGCAGTATGCCTGGTAGAACTGTCCGCCAAAAGGTAACTCCTAGTCCACCTTATCAGCGGCCACGCGGAGTTTTTCTGTGTGGCTTTTGTGTTACCGGGGACTGTGATCTGTGCCGAGGTGAGTACCGGAATGGCCACGAGGCCAAGAAAAAGATCTGGACTTGTCCCTGCTACGCACAGGACCCAGGGCGACATACCCATGCTACGAGCGTAGACTTGGAACTAGACCTTGGAGGTGCCAATGGCTCCGCTCTCCCCCCATCAGTTTCCGCAGATCACCACCGACGAGGCAAGAGGCGATAGCCAGGCAGTGACGCCTGAGAGGTTTCAGAAGCTGGCTAGTCAGGGTAAGACCAAGCTTGAAGGCATCCGTGCAGCGTCTGGTGGCCCCGCTGCTTTGCATGACACAGGCAAACTTAGCGCCATTAAGAATGACGCATGGAAGGCGGTTAAAGAGCCGTGGGGAGGCGGAACCTACAACGCTAACACCGGTCAGAAGGAAACTCCAAAGAAAGGGTATTCGCTTACCACTCGTGATCCCGGCACTTCTCAGATCTCTATGCCTCTTAATGTTTCGCGCGAACAGTTTGATCAGCACATTGAGAGGGCCGCTAGTGAGCAGGGTCACATGGGTACTCACCTTGGTGTATTCCACGACGCTGATAAGGGAACCATTGACGTAGATCCGACAGTCATCGTCGGGAGCAAGAGCGCTGTCCATTCCATTGGAGCACATACGCACGCGGTCGGAGGGGCGTACGACTTTTCCACAGGTAACGGGGTTTGGGTGCCACATGTTAAGGGGAGTGGGAACAACGGAGTATGACCGGGAGCAAGAACTTCTGCAAAAGAACGCGGCACTGGCTAACTCACTAAGGGAAGCTAGTGAGGAGCTTCGCAAGATGAGCAAGGCTCCCAATACCTACGCCACCTACCTATGGGCAGACGTGGACGCTACTGCCGTCGTCTCTATCAACGGTAAGAAGATGCGCGTGCCCGTGTCCAATGCCGTGGACCTGAGCACTCTGGTCATGGGTGCAGAGGTTATCTTGAACGAGTTCATGGGGATCATTGAGGTGTCGTGGTCCGATGGCCGAGGCTCCCTCGCCAAGGTAGCTGGGACGCTTCCAGATGGCCGTGTGCGGGTGAATGACAGCCGGGACGATGAGCAGGTAGTGTACGCCGTCCCAGGGCTTACAGACGGTCTGACGACCGGTGACACGGTGATGATCGACTCCAAGCTGGGCATCGCGTTCGAGGTCATCGAAAGGGACGAGACCGCAGACCTGATGCTGGAGGAGGTCCCCGATATCTCCTATGCCGACATCGGCGGCCTGGCTGCTCAGATCGTGAAGATACAGGACTCCATTGAACTGCCCTACCTTCACCGCGACCTGTTCGCCAAGATGAAGCTCCGCGCTCCTAAGGGCGTATTGCTCTATGGTCCTCCGGGGTGTGGTAAGACGCTCATCGCCAAGGCGGTCGCCAACTCACTGGCCAAGCAGGCAGGTGGGGAAGAGGCCCGTGCGTTCTTCATCAACATCAAGGGGCCAGAGCTTCTGTCCAAATGGGTCGGGGAGACCGAGCGCCAGATCCGCACTATCTTCAACAAGGCAAAGGAGAAGGCTCATGAGGGTATGCCAGTCATCATCTTCTTTGACGAAATGGATTCGCTCTTCCGCACGCGTGGAAGCGGTATATCCAGTGACACAGAGAGCACCATCGTTCCGCAGATCCTTGCAGAGATTGACGGAGTGGAAGGACTCTCGAACGTCATTGTCGTGGGGGCGACCAACAGAGAGGATTTGATTGACCCCGGCCTGCTGCGTCCCGGTCGCCTGGACATCAAGATCAAGATCGAGCGCCCGGATAAGGATGGTGCCTACGACATCTTCCGCAAATACCTTAATACAGATCTGCCTATTAAGGGCTCTCTCGCAACCCTTATTACAGGTGTGGTTGAGGCCATGTACTCCGAGGCTGAGGAGAACAAGTTCCTTGAGGTCACCTATGTGAACGGTGACAGGGAGGTGCTGTACTTCAAGGACTTCTCCAGTGGCGCGATGATCGAGAATATCGTCGCCAGAGCCAAGAGAATGGCTATCAAGGCAGCCCTGGCAGGTGGCAAGCTCCAGCTTACCTCGCAGTTCTTGTCTGATGCCGTAGCCGAGGAGTACCGGGAGAACAGCGATCTTCCCAACACTTCCTCGCCAGACGACTGGGCAAAGGTGGCTGGTATGAAAGGCGAACGCATTTCCAATGTTCGCCCGCTGCTGAAGAAGGCTGGTGCTAGTAACGTCGAGGTGGTTCATTCGACGGGTCAGTACTTGTAACAGAGGTGATCTTATGGTAGGTGTACTTGCAGTAACGGGCGCTGTAGTCTTTGTATACGCCATCGTGATGGGCGTCCCGTTGCTGCTCAGGAAGCATCGTGATGCCAAGCACCTCAAGGCGTGGGATGGCATTTGTTCCAGCCACAAGGATCTTGACCAGTACCTAGAACAGGAATGGCAGCGCCTGAATTCGTGAGGTTTGGAACACACAAGGTAAAAGAGTACCACTGGACAGAGGAGCCAAACTTTGGTGACGCCCTGGCTCCATACCTGCTCAAGGCGTTTGCTGGAATCGACACTGAGTGGGATACTATCTCCCACGCCAGTGTCGTATCCATTGGCTCTGTACTGGAACATGTGCCCCCATTGTGGGACGGCTACGTTCTTGGTTCCGGCAAGCTGTACGCTGACTCCAGGCTGCACCTGCACACTCACACGGCTACCATCCTGGCCCTGAGAGGTCCCTTGACAGCCCGCCAGAGTCCTCCCGGTCACTACGCCATAGGTGACCCTGGGCTGCTGGCAGCGGAGCTTGTGGGGCCGCAGGAGGCCTGTTACGACCTTGGCATCGTGCCCCACTGGACGGACCTGTTTCTAACGCTGCGAGATGAGTTCTACTCGCCTCGGTGGTCCACTCAAGTCATTTCTCCATCTGATGATCCCATTGAAGTAGTTCGTCAGATTGGTCAGTGTCGGAAGATCGTAACCTCCTCCCTGCACGGCATGATTGTGGCCGACTCGTTTGGTATCCCGCGTAGGTTCGAGTTCTCTCCGACAATGGCATCGTCAGGCCTGTTCAAATTTGACGACTACAGCATGTCTATCAGCACACCATTGCGTCCTGGTAAGCTGGTGAGTGGACATAGGATGCATATTGAGGATCGTAAGTTTGAGTTGCTTGATGCATATGATGAGCTAGGTTCTTTGGTGAGGCGTAGATGACTTGGATTTTCGTGCTGGTAGTGCTGGTGGTGATTGCAGTTACGGGATTCTTCGGAGTGTTTGGTGGACGTAAGCGTCGTCGGTCGCGGGGTGAGGGTATCTCTCTGCTGGTTCCATTCCGGCCGGATACAGTACACCGAGCCAAGGTATGGAAGTGGCTTAAGGAGTACTGGGAGCATGAGCTTCCGTACGCTGAGATAGTCGTCGGTGAGAACCTTGACGTGCCATTCTCAAAGACTGCAGCGGTTAACGACGCTCGCAGTCGCGCCCATGGGGACGTCGTTGTCATCCTAGACTCTGACTGCTACCTTCCCGGCTTGGTTGTCGTTCGTTGTGCTAACAGCATACGAGCGGCCCGCAACAATGGCCGTCGCCTATGGTTCGTTCCTTACCGTCACTTCTACCGTCTGACTGAGACAGTTACCAAGCTGATCACAAGATCTGATCCTCGCAGGCCATTCATAGTTCCTGATCCGCCTCCTCCTGAGTTCATCGAGCCTGACTACACAGGAAGCTCAATCGGGCACTGGTATGGTGCTCTTATACAGATCATGCCGGTCGAGGCGTTCGATATGGTCGGTGGAATGGATGAGCGCTTCACCGGATGGGGCGGCGAGGACGTGTCATTCATGACAGCCCTGGACACCCTGTACGTTCCTCACCGGACCACCCGTAATGGTGTGTGCCATCTGTGGCATCCGAAGATTGGTTGGGACTATGACACCCGCCGCTGGGCTGGCCAGGACAAGGTCGGCAGCAACAACGTGCTGGCTACCCGTTACCAGCAGGCCAGGGGCCGCGCGGCTCGCATGAAGAAGCTAGTGAATGAGGGTAAAGCTGTAAACTGAGTAGTACACGAACACTACTTGGGGCACCACATGGTCGTACAACCAATCATTCCCGCGCACATTCAAGCGGTGACTCGACACTACTTCATCAGCTACCCAGAGCATGGGCCACGCGAAGAGGACCCGGCGTACGCTGACTTCCACGCCTACAAGGCAATGCGCAAAAAGGCCGGGACCGTCTACTGTGACTTCGCAATGGAGCACCGTCGCGGTGACTTCAGTGAGTGCGACATGGTCAGTCCGATGGAGTGCCACCACAGAATCATTGAATTTGCGATGATGAACAACGTGGACATGTCACTGCTGGAACCTGACTACCCAGGTGTCAGTGACATGGGTATTGGCAAGTGGGTTGAGTCGGCCGCCAATCTGGAATTGCTGTGTGTAATTCACCACCGTACGGATAGCGGCGTTCACAAGATTGCCTATGCCGACTTTGGTGCCGGTTTCTACATTAGAAACCTTTTCACTAAATGAGTATGCCAACGGTTGAGGAGGACTTCAGCCTTGAGGAGTCTGATGCTGAGCGTGAAGCTCGCCGTGAGACAGAGGTAAGCCTGGATGAGGCCGACCAGGACTTTGTAGACAAGCTCGTTGACATGCTTATGAATATCTGCGATGACCTTACTGGGCTGCCCCTGCGCGTCTACCAGAAGCCTCTGGCCAGGCGAATGTTTGAGAGCTTCATCATTGACGACGGGGCAGAGATCACCGCCCTGTTCAGCCGTCAGAGCGGCAAGAGCCAGACTATTGCTGCAGTGTGCGCCACAGCGATGATCATGCTCCCCCGGCTGGCGAAGATCTATCCGACCTGGCTGGACAAGTATGAGCGCGGGCTGTGGGTCGGAGCGTTCGCCCCCGTCGATTACCAGGCCCTGATCCTCTACAAGCGAGTGGTGGGCATCCTTACCAGTGATCACGCTAAAGAGTTCATGGCCCACCCTGAGGTCAATGAGCGTGTGATCGGCGGTAAGGGTAATGAGATCAGCCTTAAGAACTGTGGCTCGTTGTGTCATCGCACGACCTGTCACCCTCGGGCCACCATTGAAGGCGCAACCTACCATGTCATTCTGATTGACGAGGCACAGGAGGGTGACAACAGGACCATTAAGAAGTCTGTGCTGCCAATGGGTGCGAACACCAATGCCACCGTCGTCCTGACTGGCACCTGTGACTACGTCAAGAACTTCTTCTACGACTCGATCCAGGCAAACAAGCGCGTGGCATTGATGCGTGGACGAACGCGGAAGGACCATTACCAGGTCAACTGGCGAGAGGTGGCCAAGGTCGCGCCGAGGTATAAGCGCTATGTCATGAAGCAGGCCATTAAGCTGGGGGAGGACTCCGACGAGTTCAAGCTTTCCTACGAGCTACTGTGGCTGCTGGAACAGGGTATGTTTACCACGCATGAGAAATTCGAGGAGCTTGAGGATAAGACCATGCAGTCCGTTGTCTACGCCTATAACGGATCACCTGTCTGTGTCGGAATTGACTGTGCCCGGAAGAAGGACAGGACCATTGTCACCATAGTGTGGGTTCGCTGGGGATCGCAGGACGCAGCCGGGTTCCTTGAACATAGGGTGCTGAATTGGCTGGACCTTGAGGCTACTGAATGGGAAACGCAATACTGGAAGATCAAAGAATTCCTAGACAACTACAGGATCTATAAGGTGGCTGTGGATGCCGGTGGTCTTGGTGACGTGGTCATTAATCGGCTGCGTCATATCATGCCGTACATTGAATTCGTTGATGCCCTGGACTCTCCTCAGGAAAGCTCCGTCCGGTGGAAGTATCTTAAGCAGCTAATGGACCGACAGAAGATCAAATGGCCAGGTGGGGCCAAGGTGAAGCAGCGTAAGACATTCCGCAGGTTCCGTCAGGAGATGGAGGATCTGCAGATGGAGTACAAGACCGGTGGTGTAGTAAAGGTGGCCGCGCCGGAAGAGGAGCATGCTCACGACGACTACCCCAACTCCCTGGCAATGGCGTGCATGCTTTCGGCCGATGAGAATGGAAAGGACGATGACCGGGTCGTGGTGTACAATAATTTCCTGTACGAACGTGGTAGTAGGCATCGTGGGTAACAGTTCTCATACACAGTTAAGATACACTTGGTGTATGGTAACTAGGAAAAAGAAGCACTGCCCTAAGTGTGGACTCGATAAGCACATCACTGAGTTCAGTGTTGACAATCGTCGCAAGGACGGCCATCAGCCATACTGCAAGGCGTGCAACAAGCAGTACAGGACGGATAACCAAGAGACTCTCTCGGTACAAAAGGCTCAGTATTACCAGGACAATCAGGCTGAGTTGCTGGTGAAACAAGCAGTCTACAGAATAGAACATCCTGAGGAGACCAAGGCTGCTGTGCGTTTGTCCAACAAAGGCATGTCCCGCGAGGAGTATGAGCGCAAGTTCGCAGAGCAGGGTGGGGTATGTGCTGCCTGTGGCCAGCCGGAAACGGTTGTTGTTAAGCAAACCGGCAAGGTCAGAGGACTAGCTGCAGACCATGACCACAAGTGCTGCCCTGGCGCGAAGTCCTGCGGTAAATGCTTCCGTGGGCTCCTATGTACCAAATGCAATCCGACCCTTGGTTTTGTCAATGACGATGTCGAGACCTTGAAGAAGTTGATCGCCTACCTGGAGGAGTGGCAGGTCAGTTAGACTGGATACATGGCGACCATTCCTTACTTGGACGGCGGGGACTACTCCGATGGAGAGTTGCTGCCACCGTACTACGTTCGTGGCTGGACTAGTCAGCACGAAGTCAACATCCTTAACCCGAGTAACCCCAACCTATTCGAGACTACCTTTCCCGCGTCTGTCGTTGACGTGATGATTCAGCAGAACTACTTCGATGGAGATCAGAATCCACTAGGGGGATTCCTGACCTTTATGCCTAGCTCCGCGTTCACCATTACGGCCTCTTCCTCTAACCCTTCCATCCGTGTCCCTCGCAGGCTGTGTGGCACAGAGACCTGGCCGGGGGTGGACGCGGGTGTCTCCCCGTGGGCATTCTCCATGGAGGGCTCAGGACGCATCTACATCTGGAAGGGCGTGCTGCTGGTAATGCTCTTCGCTTCGGATAACGCGCAGGTGGTAACGGATGACGGGTATCCGTTGTCCTATCACGTGGTCGAGCACTTCCAGGGTGGTCGCCAATTCGATATCATTGTGCCCTCTTCGGGTGTCAGCACCTATCCGGCCCTTTACGACTTGGTTGTGCCTGGGTCTATTGAGGATGCTAACTTCGATCCTATCAATCCATTCGGTGACCTGGAGCCAACGGATGAGTGGGACCTGGGGGATACGGTTGTCCACGGGGTGACTGCTGAAGAGGACTCAGAGGCCGAGTCTGGAACTGTCTCTCCCTAATAGCCCAGTCCAATGGTGGGCTAGACTTATCTCGTAACCAATGAAAGAAGAATCTCATGGCCGTCACTGCACATATGTTCCCAGAGGCCCAGCAGGCACTGGCGTCTAAGTCATTCAACCTATCTTCTGACGCCTTGTTTGTCCTGCTTGTTGCCACTGGTACCTTTACTTTCGGTGCGACTCCGTACGGTTATACAAAGGTGTCACAGTTCATGGCTGGCGACGGCACTGACGGTGCCCTGGTCGAGGTGTCTACCGCTGGTACCGCCTATGCGCGCCAGGCCCTTACCAGCGTCACGCTAGCTACGGCAGGCCTGGTAACCACGCTTGGGTGTGCTAACCCAACCTGGACCGCTGCCACTATTTCTGCCAAGTACGCGCTGTTCTTTGACGCGGGGTCGGGCGGAACTGGTGTGACAGCTAACGACGCATCCACCAACCTGCTCCTGTGTTACTGGGACTTCGGTGGTGTACAGGCATCCAGTGCCGGTACATTCGCCGTTCAGGTCAACTCCAGTGGGCTCTGCACTTTCACTGCTAGTTGAGCTATTCTGGAATGGTACTACTTGGAGATCGCCTTTGTGCATCTTGGACTCAACATTCTGAATTGTAATGAAGTGAGGAATCACAATGAGTGATGCACCAAACCCACAGCTTACCCCGGCGTGGACTGTCCAGAACCAGGGTGGGCCGAATGCCTCCGTCAACGCTAACCGCCTTGACCTGGTTGCTTCCGAAGGCTCTGGCCTTGGTGGCGGTGACGCTGGCTCTGGAGTTACCCCTGCCGCGTCTCAGGCAGCGGTTGCAGCGTCTACGGCTTCTACTGTCGCTGGCGTTGACACCGACCTGAACACGCTTATCACGGCGTACAACGCTCTGGTGGCTGCGCTCAAGACCGCTGGCCTGATGGTCAGTCCGTGACCGAGACCACAACTGCGAACGGTGACCTGGTAGCCAGTACGGTTACCACGGTTACCTTTGACGACTACGTCGAGACCGTTGTTGTGGAGAACCTGGCCCCGGCTGGTACGGCCAACTCCGTTATCTATGGCACAGCAGATGGGGTTACTGTGCCTACTGTCGAAGGCGCGAATAACTTCGCGGTCGAGCCAGGCGATAGCATTGAAGTAACGAATGAGCAACCATCCATTTGGTTCCAGGGGCTTGAGGATATCAACAACGCCTTGGTCTCTCAGCCAAATACAGTGATCAAGCTCATCAGTGCTGGTACTCCTTCGTACTCAGTCGAGGGCGCTTAATGGGTCACGCCATTGATCTCACTGGTCAGGTGTTTGGCGAGTGGGAAGTGCTGCATCGAGAAGGCGGCTACGACGGAGTCAATAAGCGTCATGGTCAGGCCAAGTGGTTGTGTAGATGCTCTTGTGGAACGTTGGCTGTCGTTGGTAGCAACTCTCTTAGAAGTGGCAATAGCAAGAACTGCGGCAAGGGCCACTCAAGATCAAGGAAGCTTCAGCCAGGCCAGCGCGCTCGCAACAGGATACTCCAAGGTTACATCGGAGACGCTAAGAGGCGAGGACTTGACTGGGATCTGACTCCTGAAGAGTTCGATTACATCACTTCTTTGGATTGCCATTACTGCGGGCAGCCTCCTTCTCTTGTTGTCCCTGGTGTTTGGAACGGGACGGACTATGGATCTTGGACCTACAACGGCATAGACAGGGTTGACAACTCGAAGGGCTATACTGTAAGTAACATAGTTCCTTGCTGCAAGATGTGCAACCGTTTTAAGAGTGGCATGGACGTAGCTAAGTTTCTAAGTGACGTTGGTTCGTGGGCTGCACGGTTCGTGGACTACCAAGGTAAAGGATAACTCCAATGGCTGACGCTGAACTCCAAAGCCCACTGGCTCCGACTGCGGTCCCTCCGGAACGCACCGGTACGGTTTATGAGGCGAAGATTGCCAATGGCGCTCCAGGTGGCCGAGGTCCCCTGCGGTTTGAGGAAGGCATCGCTACCGATACCGATGTCCCCAATGACTTCGAGCTTGGGATCATGCAGGGGTATATCACCCCTCCGGGTCGGCCGAACCACAACCAGCCGGTCTTTATCAAGACTGCCGAAGAGACCACCAAGGAGCGCGCCCATGTTGGGTCTGCGGCCTGGGTGGAAGCTCCGACCTACAAGCAGTCCTTTGTGGATGGTGCCGGGCCTGAGGCCGAGGTGTCGTTCATTCAGGTGGACCGCAGTGGTGGCCGTTACGAGCGGATCAATCCGGCGCGCGTGGTTGATTGACGCTAGGCCAATGGCGGCCTATTCGGAGTACTTGAACGGTGGTGACGGCTGATGGCTATGGACTTCCCATCGCCGTCCTACCGTGCTGGTACTGGCGACCTCGCCATCTCTGTCTCCCCCACAGGACTTATTGAACTGTCGGACGAGGAGTATGAGGTTCACGGCCAGAGGATGATTCGCTACGCTAACAGCGCGGCGATGTACTTCGGCCACCACTGGTCATACCGTAAGCCTGCCGGTGAGCCGCAGCTTGTGTTCAACTACATCAAGGCGCTGTCTGACTTCCTGGTCAGCTTCACCTTCTCCAAGGGCATCAACTTCAAATGCCCTCGTGCGTATCAGCACATCATCCCCGCCCTTCTCGATCGTGTGTTCACGGTGGACAACGACAAAGAGAAATTCCTGTGGGAGATCGGCCAGCTAGGCTCCATCTTCGGTGACGTGTTCGTCAAGGTCGCCTATAAGGAACCGTGGGAAGATGACATCGGTATGTTCCACCCAGGCCGTGTCCTGTTGCTTCCATTGAATCCAGCCACCTGCTTCCCTCGCTGGCATGCGCATGAGCCCGGCCGACTAGAGGAATTCAAGCTCAAGTACAAGTTCTGGGACACGGCTCCAGATGGTACCCGAATTATGAATACGTATGTCGAGATCATCACTGATCATGACATCAAGGAATATGTCAATGACCAGTTGATACGCGAGAATCCTAACCCGATTGGAGAGATACCGGTTGTCCACATTGCCAATCAGATCTCCCCTGGCTCACCATGGGGAATGTCAGACATCGCTGAGATCATCCCGATCAACCGGGAGTACAACGAGAAGGCAACAGACATATCGGATATCATTTCGTACCACGCTGCGCCAATCACGGTGGTCACAGGGGGTACGCCGCCTGAGTTGGAAAAGGGACCGTCCAAGATTTGGGGTCTGAAGAACGACAAGTCTAAGGTCTATAACCTTGAGGGTGGATTCGCTGGATTGCCACATGCCATTGAGCACCTGCAGCGTCTTAAGACGAACATGCATGAGATGACGGGTGTGCCTGTTACTGCTCTTGGTCAGGAACAGCCTATCTCGAACACCTCGGGTGTGGCATTGGCAATCCAGTACTTCCACACCATGATGAAGTACGGCATCAAGCAGACTACCTACGGGCATGGGCTCAAGCAGCTTACCAGGCTGGTGCTGCTGCATCTGTTCATCAAGGAGCCAGAGACCCTGGCCTACAATCCGAACACTGACGGGATCATGGAGGAGGGCCAGGTCCCTATTCTTGACATGCAGGACCCGGCTATCTATCGCGTGGACCTGGAGTGGCCGCCTCCGCTGCCTGTCGATTCGCTCATCAAGCTGACTGAGATCGAGAAGAAGATGATGCTGAACCTTGAGTCTCGGCGTGGTGCAATGCGAGACATGGGTGAGCAGTTCCCAGACGAAAAGCTGGAGGAACTGTTCCTTGAGACCAAGGAAGATCTTGTCCATGCTGCTGCCATTGACATTATCAAGAGCAAGATCCAGGCCTTTATCATGGAAGCATTCGGTGTCGTTCCTGAGGGTGGTGGTGAGCCGGTTCCCCCGCCTCCCGCAGGTCCTTCAGGTGGTGGCTCCGGAGGTGCGGCAGCGCCCGCACCGAAACCCAGTCCACCGCCAGGTCTTGGTGGCATTAGTGACCTGGTGTCTGGAATGGATTCAAACTTGATTCAGGAGATTGTCACCCAGGCCACTCTGCCTCGTGTTCCAATGCAACGGAACATAGACAAGGGAGACCAGGGGCAGGCCAACTGAATCAAGGTGTTATCACTCGCGGCTAACTCGTAGAAACAGATAAAGAATCAGAAGGTACCGATATGACTACACCCCCAGAGGTTGTTACCCCTCCCGCCGTTCCGGTGACTCCCGCACCCGGCGATGCCACCTTCACAAAGGCTGACGTTGACGCTGCCATTGAGAAGGGTCGCAAGGAAGCACACGACCGTCTGTATGGACAGCTTGACTCTGAGAAGGCCGCTGCAAAGGCAGCCCAGGAAGAGCTTGCTGCACTGAAGGCGGCCGACGAGGCTCGCAAGGCTGACGACAAGCGCCGGTCAGACGAGGCTGAGGCTGCCGTTAAGGCTGGCCGGGAAAAGGACATGGACGCCAAGACCCTGCTTGAGACTCGTACCCAGGAGTGGGAAGCTCAGCGCGCCAGGGACAGGGCTGAGGTAGAGGCCGAGCTTGCTAAGTTGCGTCGTGAAGGTCAGGAGAAGGATGCCCTTCTTCAGCATGAAATTCACGTCTCTGAACTGCGGGATTACATTCGTGCAAGGGTCGATGCAGAGGGCGATAACATTATGCCCGACCTGGTTGACTTTATCACTGGAGACAGTAAGGAAGCTGTCGAAGTCTCCATTGCTAACGTTAAAGCAAGAAGTGCATCTATTCTGGAAGGTGTACGAAGTGTGCAGACTGCACAACGGGCAGCAACACCAGGAGCCTCTGTGACCGCAGGGAATATCGGCTTTGAAGATGCCAGTGGATCTACCGAAACATTGAGCGCAGAGCAAATCCGTGACCTTCCCCTATCTGACCCAAGGTGGGCTGCACTTCGTGCGAAGTACATCCCTCGCTCAAGTCAGGGCCGGGGGCCGGGCCACGGGATGTTTACCTGACCGTTACTGGAATATCAACCGGCTGATTCAGAAAACAGCCGCCACGAAAGGTGAGAACCAATGGCTGGATCTCAGATTACTGGAACCAACTTCATTGCTGGTTCTCCGACTGCCTATCCTGGCGGCTCGACGCAGCTAACCCCTGCCATTCAGACCCTCTGGTCTAAGGAGATTCTGTTTCAGGCGATGCCCATTCTCCGAATGGAACAGTTCGCCATTAAGAAAACAGAGCTAGGCAACGCGCCGGGGACTTCGGTCAACTTCATGCGTTACAATAACCTGTCTCCTGCTAACCAGCTTGTTGAGGGTATCCGAATGGTGCCCCAGAGCATGACTGGCTCACAGTTCTCCATTCAGGTTGCTGAGCACGGAAAGGCCGTGGCTACCACGGAGTTCCTGCTGAACGCGTCCTTTGACGACATCATGGCGACCGCAGCCCGTCTGCTTGGCCGTAACATGGCGCTGTACCTGGACGGATCGGCTCGTGACACGATGCTGCAGGCGTCGTCCATTCTGTTCGGGTATAACAAGCCCGCACTGTCTGGCACGATGCGTTCGCCTCTGTCGCCTTACGACCACGGTGTGCCTGCCTCGCAGAACACTGACCTGGTCGCGGGCAACTATGCGTTCACAACGGCGCTCGTAAAGGACGCCACGCTGACGCTGGCCCAGAAGAACACTCCTCGCCTTGGTGACACCTACGTGTGCTTCATCAACCCTGGACAGTCCCGAGAGCTTCGTGACGACCCCGAATTCATTGAGGTCAGCAAGTACGCTCAGCCTGGATCGTTCATGCTGGGAGAGGTCGGCCGGTACAACGACGCGGTCTTTATCGAGACCACGCAGGTCGAGAAGCAGTTCGTCTCTGGTTCTACCACCAAGACATTCATGGATGCCATCATGATTGGCGACAACGCCTTTGGTCATGCCATTAGTCTCCCGGTGGAACTGCGAGACTCCGGAATTCTGGACTATGGCCGCGAGCACGGACTTGCATGGTACAGTATTTGGGGCTTCGGTCTGATCACGGACCAGAGCATCGTAATCCTTGAGACTAATTTACAGGTCTGTAGTTGGAAGTTCTCCCCTGATTGTGGAATGCTCCCTAAGTCATGATGGTTACCATCTATGATGAGGGGAGTGTTCTATGCAATCTGCGCGGAAGATAGCCTACGACAAAGAGTATCGTGCTAGGCCGGAAGTCAAAGGGTTGGATCTAAAACTTGCTGAGAGCCAACAATGGGTGTGTCCATGGTGCCTCAAAGATTTGCCTACTGATCTTCGTCACGTTCATTTGGATCATGTTATCCCGGTGAGTTTGGGTGGGCCTGATATAGAATGGAATCTCCAGGTGCTCCACGCCTCGTGCAATGAGTCTAAGAAGGATCGGATAACGTCACGGGCAGTAGAGCTAGCTACGGAGCATGGGATGATAGACTGTTTTACATGGACTACTGAAAACTAGGAGCATAATATGGCGATTGCGACGAGGGATAATCCAGCGGGCCGTGGCAAGATTGAGCCTCGCCCAGGCGACAGCACCGCACTGAAGAACCAGGCACTTGAGGTTGAGCGCGACGAGCGTGCAGCGGAAGAGCACCGGCAGGCTGCGGCTAAGGCAGCGGCCGAGGCAGCGGCAGCCCAGGAAGTCATTGATCCATTCCGGCAGCTTGACTTGCCATTGCCAGAGCCTGAGCGTGACGAGGTCGAGAACGAAGATCCCGAGGTGGTTGTGCTGATGAAGTACGATTGCCCGCAGTTCGTCTATGGTCGTGAATGGGATCATGACACGGGGGATCTCGGTGGCATTGTGGAGCTTAACCTTAAGCAGGGACGGCGCTACAAGCTGCCCAGGGCGATGGCTAAGCACCTTGATACACGCGGATTCATTTACCACTAAGGAGAACCGTGGGAATTGCTCAGGTAGGCGCACAGGCCAACCTTAACTTCTTGGCTGGACTGGTTGTACCAGTCGTTGGTACTTCGGCACCTACCTGGATTCCCGGCCTCTACTGGATTGATACCTCCAGTGGTGCCGTGGCTAAGACGTGGAACGGTTCTGCCTGGGTCGCTGCTACCGGAAACCGATACGTGGCCCTTCTGTCTGTTGATCCTGGTGAGGCCACAACCATTGCCGCACTAACGGAGATAACTACCCTGGGATACGCCAGGTTCCTGATAGCAATGTCCCCGGCCACAGCCACCAGCCCGTCTGTGACCGAGAGCACGACCACTATTTCCTGGGGACCAATGACAGCAGACATGTCCGTGGCTGCTGGCTGGGCAGCCCTGGTGACGGTGGCGTCTGGTGTACTTGGTCAGGTGCTGTTCACATGGACGATGCCGGAGCCACAGCAGGTTGCTGTTAGTCAGTCCATTGTCGTTGCCACTGACGATCTGCAGTTGTCGGAATGACTACTCCGTTCCCTGAGGGCGTCACCACCTTTTTCCAGAAGGGGTCCAAGACTCACGTCTACCCAGGTGATATCCTTATTGTAGGTGTTACCGCTACTAGTGAGGCCGTTGCCTTGAACGGCAAGGTCTCTCATCCTAACGCTAAGCGCGGAAACAAACAGACATTGCCCCGGTCTCGCTGGGAGATCCTGAGTTAAGAGGTAACCATGCGCGTACTTGATCTGATAGACAGGGTGCGCAAGGAGATCGGTGATCCTCTGCAGCCTTTCCTGGCGAACAAGGACTGCGACGGAACCATTACCTGGTTCGATCTTCCTAACAATCACATCGAGCGTACTACCTTTCAACTGATCCTCCTGGTGAATGGTGCTCAGGTCCCACAGGAGGTGGGCACTGACTACACCATTGACTACGAGCTTGGCCAGGTCACAATGGCTGTGGCTCCTCCGGACGACTCCACCCTGATTGCCACGGGTGACGCCTGGGCCATGATGGACAATGACGAGTTGTCTCGTGAGCTTAGGGACGCCGTCAATTGGCATACCTACAACCAGCGCATGACTGAGCGTTATCGCGATCGGCATGGCTTCATCACCTACCGGGATGCGGCCATTAACCTGGCCAACCTGCCGTCCATTGAGGACCCGCTGGTCATCATGCGTGGGACCATCAATGTGTTCTGGACCCTGTCTAATGACAGCGCCACGGACATTGATGTAACGACGGGTGAGGGAACAACGGTGTCTAGGGGCTCTAGGCACGAGAGCCTTATGCGTCAGATCGCTGCGCTGGAAGATCGCTATGCCAAGGACTGCCTGGTCCTGAATGTCGGCCCCTATCGTATGGAGGTTGGCGACCTGCGCCGGGTGTCGCAGACTACTGGCCGACTGGTGCCACTGTTTAAGGCGCGTGAGTATGACGATCACCGATTTCCCGTGAGGAAGCTGCCGCCAATCGATTCCCAGTACGAAGATGCCAGCGGAGTACCCGGACAATTTTGGTACGGAGGGGGGCTATGATCCTCCCCAATCATGTGGTAGACTGGTATGTAACAACCAGCATAGGAGGACCACATGAAGGTATGCAGCATATGCAAGCTACCCAAACCATTGTCAGAGTTCAGTCCCGCAAAGCGTAATAAGGACGGGCTGCAGGGTCGTTGTCATGATTGTGTGAATAAGAAGCGACGTGCCTGGCGTGCCAGCTATAAGGAAGAGCACGACGGTGAGCCGGAGGGTAGGCGTTATGATCAATCCCACATGGAGGATCGGGCCAAGCACGAGGCTCGCAAGTACCAGGAGCGCAAGGATTTCGTCAACGCCATAAAGGAAGCCAGCCCTTGTATGGACTGTCACGAGTTCTACCCAGCCGTGTGCATGGACTTCGATCATCCTAATGGTGACAAGTTCATGGGCATCGCTAAGATGGTCATGCAACGGTACTCCATCGCGGCTATACTGAAAGAGATTGAGAAATGCGATCTCGTCTGCGCGAACTGTCATCGCATCCGGACCTGGATTCTAAGGGAGCCACTTGGCTATGGACCTAAGTACCGGAAGTATGACCGCTCTACTTGGTGATGCCTGATGGCTGCCTTTGATCCGAGGGCGGCTGAGTACAAGCGTGCTGGTTACAACAGTCACGGTTACGATAAAAACGGCATGCACAAGGATGAGAACCTTGCGGCTCGTGTTGCTGGCAAGGCCGGTCATGACAACTTCAATGACGCCGCCGGTGGCACCTATGCCAGAAATCTCCGCGAGGAGAATGCTCAGCTAGGGCCAGGACATCAGCAGCCAACCCATGGGCCAATGTTCGACTCCAAACGAGATGGTCCACAGGGGAACATCGCCGCGTCGGTGTACAACAGCGACAACTATGACGACTCTTCTCCTGATCCTATAAGCGATGAGCAGAAGTTCCCCATGATGTCCATGCGGCGGATTACTAAGCTGCCATACATCGAATCTCATGGAGAGGGAATGCTGCAGGGTGGTTATGGTGGCTACAATAGCAAGCAAGCGGCAAAGGCTGCTGCTGTCTATGTTCCGCCAGAGGCAGGCTATGGAGTTAGCCGGGTTCTTGATCGTAAGCAGGAAGATATAGAGAACTCCGGTGATCCTGGTCAATACTACGGTGACCTTCGGGAGCACATGCGCCAGGTAGGTCCAGAGGGTGTAGCTCCTATTCATGTCCAGCCAAGGGGCGGACGTAATGCTTATGGTGGCGGTACAGATGAGCATGCTAACCTGGGTAATGGCGGCCATCGTGTCGCCATTGCCATGGAGCTAGGCTGGACCCATATGCGTACCACCTCCGAAAAGGAGGGATCAGGCTACGATGAAGAGAATGAGTACGGTAAGCACGAGGACTACGAAGACGCCGAGTCCGATAACTTTATTCGTGATGAGCAGTCCTCTTCCGCTGGACCGTACAAAGGAAACATTCAGAGGGCACAGCCCCCTGGCGGTACTGGTGGCCCCCGTGAATGGGCACGTCCAGGCAACTCTGCGTACCCGGAGAACAAGGGTAAGCAATGGGGTACTGGTCCCATTGAGGAAGCCAACGCTAGGATGCGTCCTGGCGCAAATCACCCATTCCCTGGGAAGATGGAGATACCTGGTCAGCAGGCTATGCAGATATCACGACCAGTGCCAAATCCGTACGGAGAACAGCCTGTGTCTGGTGAGCAGTTTGGTAGGGTTAAGCACAAGGGAATGACCAGTGCTATTGCAGCCGGTGATCGGGCTGGGCAACTACCCCCGTGGGGACAGTCATGAGCCGTCTTGATGCTAAGAACCAGGGACGTTTCAACACTGCTCACTGTGGTACACTTAAATCCATGGAGAAGAAGTGGTGTGTCATAGGTGAGCACGAGGTTTCTACTTCGGAGTTCTATCCTCGGGCTGGCGTGCGTAGTGGGCTTCAGTCAAGTTGCAAGGACTGCATGCGAAAAAAGGTTCGAGAATATGCTAGAACCCCGGCTGCACGCAAAGTAAACAGAGAGTGGAGGCTCGCCAATCCGGAGTCATCTGAGAGAAAGCTGTTTGAGAGTGCTAGACGCAGAGCTAGAGAACATGGTCTGCCATTTGAGATTTCGAAAGAGGATGTAATCATTCCAGAGTTCTGTCCCGTCCTGGGTGTTAAGCTTGTGCCCGGAAACAGAAAGGGTCCTCGGCCTGATGCTCCTAGTCTGGATCGTATTGTCCCCTCAAAGGGATACGTGCCTGGAAACGTTCAAGTTATCAGCTATAAAGCGAACACGATGAAGCAAAACGCTACGCCCGAGGAGCTAGAGGCGTTTGCTCGATGGGTCTTGGGGAGCGGGGTGTTCGCTGATGTCAAGGCTTGATGCAAAATCTCAGGGTCGATTTCAATACTGACTATGAAACGTCCAAGGTACTAGATGTCTTGACCGACTATGGTAAGGGTCAGGGGGATTGGCTGGACTACTATCGTCTGGATGAAGAGAACTCCGAATACGACGAGATCTTTGATGAGCCGGTCGGTGCAGGCAGACTGTTCATCCTTACACAGATGCCTGCCATTCATGTCCACCTCATCTATGGTGCCAACCAGTACGGCGACTTTGGTATGTACTACAATGATGAGATCGCGGCCAGCATATCCTTCCGGTTGTTTGAGCAGGCCGGAATGACGGAGGCGGACATTCGTGATGGTAAGTACGAGCGCGACCGGGTGGTGTACAAGGAGAAGGTGTTCCGTATCACCACCCTCAATGTGGAGAGTCAGATCCAGCGCCGGGAGATAATTGTGGGCCTGGAGGGCAGCCAGCTTAAGCCCGACGAGTTGGTGGGAGACCCACAGTTCCTTAAATTCGCGCAGAAGAACGACACTAGCAACTGATCATGTAGAATGGAATTGTAGCCCCACGCGAGGACTACATTACAACTGCTCATAGGACAGACAATGGCTGGACAAGACTTTTCAGGCATGGGGGACTTCGTTGCCAACATGCGCGCTAAGCAGGCTAGTCAGGAGCAGTTCCTAGAGGGATTCAAGCAGCGTCAGGAAGAGACCAACAAGAGGGTCCTGACTTCTACTGCACTAATCGTCGGTGGCGTTGTAGGCTGGCATGCTTACCGAAAATACCGGAATGCGCCTCGCCCATGACCTGGCTATTGGCAGAAGATCTCGCCCTGAAAGGCAAGCTACAAGGCATGACCGTCACTGACGCGAAGGCTAAGACCTTCCCCGGTGGCGTTCGTAATGTACCGGTGCGTTACCGTCAGGTGTCTAACGAGGCCGTGCAGCTTACCTACCCGATCGTTATCATTGAGTTCCTTGGTCCTATGTTTGCTGCTGAGAGGATGCAGCAGTCCGGGCCGATGTACATTCCTTATGCGCCCGAGGGCTATGACAACTGGTGGCCAGCAGAGGACACCACCTGGGACGCTAACGTTCTTCAGGTGGAGCGGTTCCCCATTCCGTACAACCTGGAGTACAGGGTCACCGTCTACTCCAGGGAGGCGCTGCATCAGTTCTCACTAATGGCACAGATGGCTCAGTACGATAGGGTTCCGCCGAGGATGGGATGGCTGGATATTCCCCAGGATGGTACCTGGAGATGGATGCATCTTATGGGTGGGCCAGACGTTGAGTATGCTCGTGATAAAGACAACAAGCTGATCTTCCGTACGACCTATCTTATTCGTGTCGAATCGGAACTGCTTGGCCCAATTACAGACATGACGCCAGGTGCAGGCTATCCTAGAGTAGATGAAGTTGACATTGACGTGTCGTGCTACAGGGACCTTGCGGACCTAACGTCGGCTGAGCTAACGGAATCTGTGGGATGGTCCACATGAATGAAAGCGGGCAGTTATGGCTACTAGTGGTCGCGCAGGCGTTTATGTTTACGAGAGTCTGCCTCCTCTCTCGGCTGGTTCAGTCGGCATTCCCGGTGAGGCAGTCCCGTGCTTTGTCTCTGGGTACAACAGCGGCCCGCTTACACCGGCCGTCGTTAACTCGTGGCCGCAGTTTCTTCAGCTATTCGGTGGCTTTGGTACGGACCCGGTGCATGCTCTTCTGCCCTTCGCGGTCTATGAGTTTTTCCAGAATGGCGGCGTTAGCTGTTACGTTTGCCGTCTGCCGAACTCCGACGCGGTGGCAGCCTCTCTAGCCATTGCCTCCATTGCTACGGAGAGTCCAGTAGATGTCCTGACGGTAACGGCTTTGACACCAGGAGCTAATGGCAACACCCTGTACGTTGAGGTTGCTGCTGCTGGTACCCCTGGCCGGTTCAACTTCAACGTCTACGCGGCCGGTAACCTGGCCACTCCGGTGGAGTCTTACCCGAGCGTGTCCGTTAATCCGACCGACTCCCGAAGCCTGCAGTCAATGGTGACGGGTGTCTCTTCCAGGGTGGCCGTTGCTGTCACCCTTCCGACCTCTGGGTATGAGGTTGGGGACACTGACCCTGTTCTCACCGCACCAACTCTGCTGACTTCTGGGGCAGACGGTACCACTTCTCCGATATACGCAACGGCGATTCCTGCCATTCTGGACGAACTACCCAATCAGATCCTTTATGTCAACCTGCCTGGGGTGTCCAACATAACCACTCTGACAGCCGTCCTGAACTACGCGGAAGCTCGCGGCGATGTCTTTGTGATTGTGGATGGTGCTCAGGCCACCGCACCGGTCACAGGGGCCAGCGTCACTGCTGAGTACACCGCTATGGTGACCGGTGGTAGCTCTCTGCCCGCCGTGGCCTGTGCGGCTGTGTACGCCCCGTGGGTGCTTGTTCCTGATCCGGCGTCCTCTGTACCCGGTGCCTCTCGCTGGCTGCCCCCTGGTGCCCTTGTGGCCGGTCAGTTCCAGGCTACTGATATCTCGCGTGGGACGTTCAAGACCCCCGCTGGTATTGGCAACCCGGTGAACATCATTCAGACTGAGGCCAACCTTTCCAATACTCAGATGGACACCCTCAACAACGATGCTGTCAATGTCATCAGGAATGTCCCTGGCGCCGGGTACTGCATCTTTGGTGGCCGCACCCTGCACCCTGGATACCCAGACCGCAGCATTGGTGTTCGGCGTAAGCTGATTCAGACTGAGCACGACCTGAACTGGCTCACCCTGTTTGCTACCTTCGAGCCCAACGACTCGGACCTGTGGGCCAACATCACAACCGTTCTCAACTCCTACCTGCTTCAGCAGTTCCAGGCGGGGACACTGGGTGGGGATACCGCCGCTGGTTCGTACGCTGTTGTGTGCGATGAGACCAACAACAGTGACAATGCGGCTGCGGCTGGTATCGTGACAGCGGCAGTAATGATCAACCTGATCGGCCATGCGGAATGGATCAACATTACCGTCTCGCAGCTTACCGCTAGTGCAAACTCCTAAGGAGTCAGAATGACCGTACAGCAGAAGCCATCGCTATCGTCGCTGGCTACAGATCCCCTGCGTAACTTCGTGTGGCAGCTTACGTTCACACCAGGGGCGGCCTCACCCAGTGGCGCTAAGGCGTTTACGTCTGGCTTCATGACGGTCGGCGGGCTAGGCATGACCATTGATGTGATCCCTTACCGTGAGGGTGATCACAACACAACGACTCAGAAGATGAGCGGCCAGGCTGACTTCCAGCCGGTCGTACTGTCTACTGGCGTCATTGTCGGGCGGACGCAAGACCTCCAGTGGATCAAGCAGCTATTCATCGTGAACCAGGGGTCTGGTGGACAGACGGAAACCACGGACTATCGCTGTCTGGTGGACATCGCTGTGCTGGCTCATCCTGTTACAGCAGGGACTCGGGCCATTAAGGCGCGATTCCGTGTGTACAACGCATGGCCAACGTCCATTGCCTGGTCGGACCTTGACGCTGGTGCCAACCAGCTTCTGATCGAGCAGATGTCTCTGGCGCATGAGGGTATTGACCCCCAGATTGCTGCTAGTGCTGGTGCGACAGAGGCCCCTGTTTCGCTGCTTAGCTGATGACATGACCGTTCTCCAGAAGCCATCACTATCGAATATTGCAACGGACCCGCTACGCAATTTCGTGTGGCGGGTCCTGTTCACTCCGCTGGGTGGTGTGCCCAAGGCTTGGCATGGTGGCTTCATGACCGTTTCTGGTCTGGGGGCTACCATTGACGTTGTGTCTTACCGGCAAGGTGGGGACAACGTATCAACGCAGAACATGCCTGGTACCTCGGAGTTCCTTCCTATCGTGATGACTACAGGTGTTATCTGTGGTCGGCAGCAAGACCTCAACTGGTTCAAGCAGGTGTTTCAGGTCATGCAGGGCACGGGAAGTTTCTATGCCGGGGCTACAGACTTCCGCTGCACGGTGGACATCTCGGTGCTGGCGCATCCTGTGACCGCTAAGAATCGTGCGGAAAAGGCGAAGTTCCGTGTCTATAATGCCTGGCCGATGGGCATCTCGTATTCAGACCTGGACGCTGGTGCCAACCAGCTACTGATCGAGCAGATGACGTTGACTCACGGTGGCATTGATCCACAGGTTGCACCCTCTGGCGGATCAACAGAGGCCCCCGGCCTGGACGTATACTGATAGGATAGACGCAGAACAACATTGGAGAACACATGGCTGAAAAACTTACCGCACCATTCCACGGAGCAGATGACCCGGCGAAGCTCAACGAGTTTGTCGCCCAGGCTGCGGATATGGCTAAGAGCAAGTTCCCCGTTCCTGCCGCCTTTTCCAGTGACCTGGTGGCTCTTCCCGGTGGGCTGATCATCAACGACTCTGGCCGGGAAAGGGTCGTTACAACTGGTCAGGTCAGGGAGCTTACTGGTGCAGACGAGGAGGCCTTGGGCCGGGCACTGTCGGCTGAGAATCCCTACCACGTCATGAACACCGTTCTGGAGCATGGGGTCGTTAAGCTGGGAGAGGAGAAGCCAGAGGACACCAGGGAGCTACTAAAGGGGCTTCTGATTGGTGACCGGGACGCTCTTATGATTGGGGTCCGGGCGGCCACGTATGGCTCAGAGATTGAGGTGAAGGGCTGGGCGTGCCCAAACTGCGGCGAGAAGATTGACGCCACCTTCGACCTGATGGACGACGTAGAGACCAGGTCTCTGAAGAATCCTCGTGAGGCTGAGTTTGATGTCAAGCTCCGGAAGGGTAGCGTGGCTCACGTCAAGCTGCCTACGGGTGAGGACCAGTTCGCTGTTGGAGAGCTTGCTAAGCGGCCATTGGCTGAGCGCAACACCAAGCTGCTTGAGCGATGTGTTGAGACAATCACCGACGCCGATGGCCAGATGAACATCATGATAGCCGCGCCATACATGGCACGGGACATGGGAATGGCCGACCGGAAGAAGGTCATTGACGAGATGACTAAGCGTCAGCCGGGACCGTCCTACAATGCGGTCAAGTTCACTCACGAAACGTGTGGTAAGGAGGTCGCTCTGGCCTTTGACCTGGGCGATCTGTTTTTCTCCTAAGGAGCTAAACGTCTGGGACATGTATGATCAGATCGGGCTGATTCTGATTGCCCTACCTGGCTGGACGCCACAGGCGATAAAGGGGCTCTCTGTCCGTGAGAGGCTATACTGGAGTAAGTGGGCGCGCGCAAGATTGGACCGGAACAAATAATGGCTGCTACTGATAATCTTAATCCAGAACAGAGGTTTGGTAAGCCTAAACGAGGTTTGGTATTTAGGGCTGTTACTGCTCCAATCCGAACGTATGGGTCGGCTATAAACAAAGTAATGCCAACACCTACATCTGGTGTTAATCCACCTTCTCCTAATGGGTCTCGACCACTTGGTACTGGTCCTGCACAGCCACCACGCACTGGCCGGTTTGACAATCGACCAGCGGCGAGAGAAGAAAGAAAGACAAACCGACAAGCAAAGTGGGAAGCCAAGCATCCTGAGTAATCTGCTAGAATTAGAGCGTAGGAACACCTTTCGTAAGTATGGGTTGCAGCACTTCTCGGACCATTCGGCATGGACTCCAGGTAGCTAATGCTGCCCGTTCGTTAGGAGTCGCAAGTGCCCTCAAGCAATATGCCTGATCCCACAGAGAGTATTGCGACTTCTCCCTGGGCCAATCAGACAGATGAGGATTTTGGCGGACCCGCTACCACCACTGGCAGTAATGAGCTTCAGTCCTCTATTGACTCTCTTACCGCTGCTGTTGATCGCCTCAATCAGACCATGGGTGCCAAGGGTCGCGGTGGCAGCGGTGGCAACGGCAAGGGTACAGTCACCGGCAATGCGGGCAATCCTACCTTTGGCTTCAACTCTCCTGCGGACGGTGGTAACTCTAACACCGGCTTCATGAATCAGTTCATGGGTGGGTTCGGCGGCAAGAACAATGGTCCTACCGGTAAGGGAGGATTCTTCGGTGCCGGTGCTGCGCCTGCTGCAGGGTTTGGTGCTGTTGTTGCTTCTGCCGTTAGCTTCGGCAAGGGACAGATGCCTGGACAGGTCGGCATGTCGTCCTTTGTTCAGAGCCAGGCTCTCAATATGCCGTTCGGTTCTAATGGCACTTCTGCAGGTAACGCTATCCGGTTTAGTGCCTATGGTGCCAGAGGGCAGAACCTTAACGCAGGAGCCTTGGGTACAGCCGATGCTAGTGCCGGTGCTGCCATTATTGGTTCAGTCTCTGGTACTCCGCTACCTCAGGGCTCCTCTTTCGGTAGATCCGTAATGGGTGCTGCCAACCTTTATGGGTACGCCAATCCCGGCCAGGGGTACGCAGCTTCGGCACAGATGGCGGCCACTCAGTACAACCCACAGACTTCTATGGCAATGATGCAGGCCGGAATGCAGCCAGCGCTCACGCCAGGTGGAGGGCAGCAGTCGTCCGCTGCCATTATGCAGGGCTGGTCACAGAGGATGTTCGGCAAGAATGCCGTCAATCCTACGGCCCTTGCTCATGCTATGCGTGCCGGTGGTGTGGGAGACCTTAACTTCCAGCAGGTATACGGTCAGCAGGCACCACAGTTTGAGGCTGCCTATGCGGCTACCAACCGACTGATGTTCGGCAACGGTAAGAATGCTCCGAGCATGACCGCCGCCGCAGCCAACACTCTAATGACCCAGGCGTCTCGTGGAAGCACCGCGCAGATGAATAAGGCGCAGGCAACGTTGGGACGTTATGGTGTCAATAGGAGTGATCAGCAGCAGATTCAGAATCTGGGCGCTACTCAGACTGGTCGTAGTTCTGATGTCGCCAACTCGTTTAATACTGGCCTGGCTGCAGCTACCTCGTCCCTTACGTCATTCAGTAATGTCCTTACAACCATTGTCAATCTCCCCGGTGTCAACCAGCTTGTTGGTGGCTCTGGTGGACTCGGCGGGACCGCAACTACCCTGGCCAACCCTGGTAACATTCTTCAGGGCGGTGGCGGCTTTGCCGCTATGGCTAAGGGATTGGGCAAGAAGCTCATTGGTAGTGGTGCTGAAGCCGGTGAACTGGCCCTAGCCGGTGACAGCGGTAGTCTTGGTATGGCCGAGGCAATTGCAGCCGGTGCTACGCCTGTCTGGGTTGTAGGAGGGAAGATTGGTAGTGGTCTTGGTAGTAGTGGATTGACAGGTGATGCTGAGAATGCCAGTAAGGTTGGTATGGGTGGGAAGGTTGGTAAGTGGGCATTGTCTCTGATGGGGGCAGAGACGGCGGCTGATGCTGCAGCAATAGCCGTTCCATTTCTTGCTGTCGCTGGTGCTACTGTTGCTGGTGTAGTTGGTCTGATTGCTCTGGACGAGGCTACCGGGGGAACGAAAGCACAAGTTGCTAGAAGCTGGCAGGTCCAGAAACACGGGACATCCGCTAGTAGTGCATCCCATGTTAATACGTCCAGAGAAAATTATTACAGGTACTCACAGGGCGGCGCTAGTGATGTGAGTAATATGGCTGGCATGTCACTCGGTGGCCGTATCCCTGGTTATGGTGGTGGTGACATTCAGCCTGCTTTGCTTGAGGCTGGTGAGACGGTTGTTGATAAGAACCGTTCTCGTCAACTGGCTGGAGTCTTTAAGGCTGCTGGTGTGCCCGGATACGCTAAGGGTGGTGTTGTTACTGGCACAGAGGTAGCTAATTACGCCAAGAGCCTTTCAATGCCGGGCAATAAGAACCTGTACACCTGGGGTGGCGGGGCGATGGGTGCCTGGGACTGCTCTGGATTCTCTGCCAATGTCTATGAAAAGTATGGCTTCTTTCCGGGCGGTCAGGGCCAGCGTCATGGTACGTCTGAATCCCAGTACAGTGATCCACTTCTGAAGTCCGCACCAGATCAGCCTGGTGCCCTGGTGTTCTTTGATACCCATGATGGGCAGACACCACCTAGTCACGTCGGTGTCTCACTTGGTGGTGGTAAGTATGCTGGTGCAGATGGTCCTCAGGGTGCCCCGAATGCAATCAACTCGTCCTCTGGTGCAATGGGCTTCCGCATTCCAAAGAAGGGATTCTCTAGCTCTGGCGGTGCTGTGGGAGCAATGGTCACTGGCACGGGTACAAAGACCAGCGATAAAGTCGCTACTAGCGGCGGAGGTAGTGCTGCCGGGTCGTCCAGTGGTCTTAGTGAGGCAGACAATGTCGCTGGTGCCCTTGGCGGTAGTGCTAGTGGATCTACCACCACTACCGCTACTACCACGTCTGCAACGTCTCCCGCCGCTGGTGGATCACCCGCTGGTGGCAGTCCCGCCACAGGTTCTACTTCTGGATCAATGTCGGCTGCTGCTATTTCGGCCCTGTGGATAAAGATGGGAGGCGCTAAAAACGCTGCTGCCAATATGGCTAAGATCGCAATGGCTGAGTCCACTGACCTGCCGTCGAACGTGCAGAAGGGACAGCCACCACATCTGACCGGTTGGGGCCTGTACCAGATCACTCCCACTTCGGGTATCAATCAGAATGGTGCGTTTGGCAATCTCCTGAACGCCAGCAATAACACTCGTGCTGCCATTAGCCTGTACAACAAGGAACACTATAGTCCATGGACCTCCGATCCGGTTGGTGCCGGTCTCTCTGGCTACGCTTCCGGAACTTCTGGCGCTGCACCGGGCTGGGCTCTTGTTGGTGAACGCGGCGTCGAAGCGGTCAATATGCGCGGTGGGGAGCAGGTTCTGAACCATGCTGCGACAATGGCTTCTGGCCACGGTAAGGGCTATGCTGCTGGCACAGGTGGCAACCTCACCTTCGGGGACATACATATCCACCAGACCGGAGCCATTACTGACCCTGGTGCTACAGCTAGGTCCGCCCAGGAGATTGCTCGTCAGGTGCAGAAGCAGCTAAGCAGCGCTAACCTGGTTGACCAGATAGCGTCAGGGGTGACTCACTTATGCCAGGTCCAGCATCCGTCGTTTCACCCACAGGCAAGCTGGGATCTCCTTCTGCTATTGCCGCTGCTAAGAGCGTGGCTGCGGCCAGGGCACTGACAGCGGCTGCTACTGCAAAGGCTGCTAGGGCTGGTAATGTTCCTTTCTGGATTCAGCCTAAGTTTGATCCCCGTATTATGGGTGTGGCTGCGCCTATGGGTAGCGGTGGAAACATTCAGCTAACTCGTGGGTTCATGGTATGGGATAAGACGCATCCTGACGTTGGGTATGGAACTAACAGGGCACGCGTTAATTTCTTGTACAACCCAACAACGGTAGAGGCCACCTACACGATGGCGACTAACGCTAGCGTCACGGCTGCTTTGATGTTCACTCAGCCTGGCCTGGCTGCCAATCCAATCATGCCTATGTCGCAGAATGTGTCCTTCTCTCTGCTGTTCGATCGGACATTTGAACTGTGGGACAGTTATGCGGATTCAGGATTCCCAAAGAATCCCGGTGCGAAAGATCCTGGCGTTCCAATGAACAGCCCAATCAATGATCCTGGTGTCCGGGGTGTCCTGGTAGATGTAATGGCGTTGCAGCAGTACGTTGGTCAGCTTAACCAGCAGACCCGAGATGCTAATTCTGCTGGCTATACCGCTGACATATCTTCTTCGACACCAGGGGCAACGTACAAGATGCAGGGTATACAGGAGATGCTTCTGGGATGGGTGTACTTCGGGGGAGTCTATGGTGCGTTCTATTACGGATACATTGACTCCTGGGATGTTACCTATACGCATTGGACGCAATTCATGGTGCCTATGCGGGCAGCCGTTGACATCAGCTTCACACTGCTGCCATTGCCTCAGGACTCTCCTACTTATGGTGTTGGTCTTACTTCTAGTGTTGTCAGCCAGGGGAATAGCTTGAACCTCGAAGCTCAGGTTAAGGCGGGATATCCGTGATAGCTCCTGGCTCCCGATACGCGGATAGCTCTGTGGTTAGCATAGACAATGCTGCTGGCATCCCCATCGCCACCATTGTTCCGGCCCCTGCTGGAATCTACACGTTCACCTACACGCCATATCGATTCACTGGAGCCGACCGCCTGGACAACCTGGCCAGCAGGTTCTACGGTGACCCCACGGCATGGTGGAACATTGCTCAGGGCAATCCTGAAATTTTGGATTGGTCGAACGTGCCGTGGGGTACTATCATTCGTATTCCGGACATCACTTAAGTCATGGAAAAGAAACTATGCACCCGTTGTGGGGAAGAAAAAGAACTTACTGAGTTTGGTACTAGACCGTACTCTGATGGTAGTTTGCACCCTAAATCATGGTGCAACGAGTGCTGCTCTAAGGAACGAAAGAAGTACGTTTATACTCGTCAGTTCACGCAGGAAGAGGTTCGTGCTCACAACTTGTACGGTAACTATAGGTTGACCATCGCGCAGTGGGATCAGATGTGGGAAGATCAGAATGGCTGCTGTCTGCTGTGCGGTCTGTCATTCGGAGACGACCGCCCTCATGTGGATCATGATCACTCTTGTTGCCCGGGGCCACGGTCCTGCGGTGAGTGCGTTCGCGGACTGCTCTGTGCCGACTGTAATCACTATATTGGCTGGCTAGAGAAGCGCCGGTATAAGATGGATAGGGCGTTTAAGTACCTAGGCTGGGACATCACATGACAGCTACCATTGCTCCCATCGTCTACACCATTAAGGTGTACGGTGTTGCTGTCTCTGACTTCATCGTGGATACAGAGTTCCGTGCCTCTTGGGGGAAGCATGACCTGTGGTTTGTGCGGTGCAATGCGACGAAGTCTCAGTCCAAAAAGACAATAGCCACCTGGACAGACGGTGCGCCCGTGGAAATCCTCTGGGGCCGGGGACCAGGCAATACGAACACCTGGTATGGCTATGTCAACCACCACGTATTCAGCAGCCAGGACGATGAGTCCATTGGTGTGGTGCAGGTAACCTATGTACTGATTGGCACGTCGCGTGTGATGAACACAGAGCACAGCAAGCAGTGGACTAGCGTGTCTTACTCTTGGATGGCGCAGTCTATTGCTAAGTCCAACGGCTTTCGCTGCGTGTTCACTCAGACTACCCAGCTTGTAACTGAGACGCAGGCATCAGAGAGTGACTTCGCGTTCCTCAATCGAATGGCCGAGAAGATGGGTTTCCGGTTCTGGTGCAGTGGTGCCACGTTGTACTTCATTGATCCTCAGGTGCTTCTCACAGGGTTTACCTACCTGGCTGTGCCCTCCTATTCGATCAACCTTAATCAGACCACCCTGGACACTGCACGGCTGTTCGAGAAAACTCAGGGTGGCAACCTGCCTGGCGCGGTGATTGGTACTCGCCAAATCTCTGGCTTTGACGGTAATACAGGCAGGGTGCTTACGCTAACGGCGGGTAGCGGGGCTACCCAGTTGGCATACACCGACCGGCATGTACAGTCCTATAACGAGGGGCAGCAGGCCATTAACGCTAGGCAGGCCCTCGCTCAGTTCTGGATCACCGCTACCGTTGAGGTGTTCGGTAACATCATGCTCTATCCCGGCAAGATGATCCAGCTTGACGGGGACGCTATGCCATATGAGTCGGCCGGTACCTGGCTGATTTCTGGTGTAATTCACGTCATGGCCCCCGGTGGGACGACCAGTTTCGTGCAGGATAGGTACGTCACTAAGCTCACACTGCTCAGGAATGTTCAGGCTATGCCTATCCTGAAGGACGTGCTACGTATTCAGCCCGAGTTTGTGCCGTGTTCACTGATCAGTGGGCAGTGGCGGTCAACCGTTCTTAGCTCGATACGCGACGGCGTTGTTGGCGCTGGGTATGTGAGTGCGCAATGAAGGAATGGAACAGCGTGTATTTGGGTAAGGTGGCCCACACTCGTGCCGACTCCTGGGCACAGCTACAGGTGCCACAGGTGCTAGGATCATCTCTCACCACATGGGCGAGGCCTATGGGGTTTAGCACTGGCGGTCCAGCCGTTGGCACGATAGTCCTCGTCCAGTTCATTGCCGGTGATCTGAATTTTCCAATTTATTCAACCACCTCACAGAAGGTAGTCTGAGGGTATGAGTGCTTTGTGTAGTGTCTGCTCTCTTCCGTTGAGGGTGGATAACAAGATAGGCATATGTCAGCGTACTCCTGAGTGTAAGGCTGCTCATGGTGCTGCTTACAACGCCATTTATTACCCATCCCATAAGGAGGAGAGAGTAGCTACTGACGCTGCCTACTACCAGTCCCACAAGGAGGACAAGGCTACTTGGAAGGTAGTCAATGCTGAAAAAACCAGGGCCAGCAGTGCTCGTCGCCGGGCCAAGGTAAAGGTCAACATGGATAAGTTTGATATGGAACTGTCGGTTGACTACCGTAAGGCCATAGCGAACGATCCGTGCTTCTACTGTGGTGGTCCTGGCGAGAACGACGACCATTACGTATCTTTGGCCAACGGAGGAACCGACCACTGGTGGAACCTAGTTCGGGCCTGCAAGAAGTGTAACCTTAGTAAAGGACCCAAAAACGGGGACGAGTTCCTGAGTCAGAAGGTGGTGTGACCAGTGTCTACGGAGATTTCTGTGCCATTTATGCTCGATTCTAGCGGAAGCATTAGCACCACCACGGACCCTGATGTTCAGGTGATGCAGCACGTCCGGTCACTGATAGAGACCAGTCCTGGGGAGAGGGTAATGATGCCAGACTACGGCGTCCTAATGGAGGGCTTTGTGTTTGAGCCAGGCGTTACTCCCGCATCCCTGGATATCACCAACCAGGTCCAGGGACAGATGGCAATGTGGGAGCCTACTGTTAACGTGGTTGGTGTTATCCCAGTTGGCGATGAGGTCAATGGCGTGGCCAATGTTGATGTTAGCTTCGTCCATGGATCTAATGCGCTGCTTGCTTCTCCTGTTGCGAGCACTGCCACCATTCTGGTCGGAGGTGAGGTGGTGTGACCGCTAGCCCACTGCTCGCTAACTACGACACCCTGCAGATCCCTACGTCCATTGATTACACCAGTAAGGACTTCACTGGATTCGCTGCCTCTATGCTGGCGTACGCTGCGCAGGCGTTCCCAGAATGGAACACCACCTCCGAGGGTGACATGGGCGTGATGCTCATGGAGATCTTCGCCTATGGCCTGGACATCATCTCGTATTATGGTGACAGGCTCACCAAGGAAGCCTATCTGTCCTCGGCTACACAGTTGCTGAGCGTGTACAACATCGCTAACACCCTGGGCTACGTGCCCTCCAATGGCTCACCCTCCAGTGGTACGGTCACCTTTATCACTGACAACCCCGGCGTGGCGATCATTGTCCCCGTAGGTACGCAGGTGGTTGCTGTTGGGGGGACCACTCCTGTGGTCTTTGAGACCCAGGCCTCAGCATTGGTTCCCGCCAATGGTGGGACGGCGTCAGTTGCTGTCACTCAGGGCATCACAATGCACCTTGTGCCCATCGGTGTGTCAGATGGCACTCTCGGGCAGAGCTTTGTACTTCCCGATCTTGATGCTATTGATGGCACGGTACAGGTGTGGGTGCAGACCTCTATTGGCTCCCAGGAATGGGTGCAGGTTCCATACCTAATCGACTCCGGGGCTGATGATCAGGTGTATGCCCTGGCCACGGATCAGACCGGTGCGACAACGGTGTCCTTTGGTGACAACCAGAATGGCACGGTGCCCGCCGTGGGTCTTCAGATCTGGGCAACCTACAGGGTGGGTGTAGGCTCCGTAGGGAATCTGCAGGCCGGTGCAGTCTCTACCTTTGTCACTCCCATTACGGGCGTGAGCTTCCAGCTTCTGGCCGATGGCGTTACCACGACGGCTACCGCAATGACTGGTGGGTCTGACCCTGAGACCATTGAGCAGATTCGTGCCAATGCTCCGACCGTGTTCCAGGCTCAGTACCGCGCCGTTTCCCCCCAGGACTTTACTGCGCTGGCGCTGTCTGTCCCCGGTGTGCTTATGGCCAATGCTGTAGCGCAGCGTAGCTCTGCTGTCACCCTGTACATCATGGGACCAAACTACACGGGACCAGGGCCAGCCCTTGTTCAGTCGATCCTTTCCTACTTCAATGGCAAGACCGCCGCTGGCTGCACTCTGTCGGTTGTGCCTCCGTACATTGTGCCTATTGATGTAGGGTCGGTTGGCAACCCTATTCAGCTAGTGGTGCAGAACTCATACATTCAGGCCTCGGTCCTGGCCAACGTCACTGCTGCCATACAGGCCCTGTTCACTCCACCTAATGTCTCCTTCGGGCAGCTTATCAACGTCTCTCAGATCTACGGAGCGGTCATGGCCGTGCCTGGTGTGTCCTATGTAGTGATTCCTGTGTTCACGCGGGAGGATGCTCCTCAAGTCTCTACAGCGGCTATTCAATTGTTCCCAGGTGAAGTTGCTTCGTCAGGGCAACAGTTCTTCAGCACAACGGGGGGGATTCTCTGATGAAGAAGCGTTGTACGCACTGTGGAAAGCTGGTGCTACTGACAGGGTTTTACAACAATAGCACGGCTAAGGATGGTCTCCAGTCGTGGTGCAAGGTTTGCCAGGACACATACGTCTGGCCGGGACGAGCAGATGGCAGAATGGCAGAGTACACAGCGCGGTGGCGGTCGGGTATCGGTCAGAAGAAGAGGCTTCTTAACAACGCTAAGCAGCGGGCAATTAAGGGTGGATTGCCGTTCTCTATCACTGAGGCTGATATTGATATTCCAGAGTTTTGTCCAGTTCTAGGATTTAAACTCACTACCGGCAAGGGAAGTGTTGATCCGTCTAGCACTTCTATTGACAAGATCGACCCGAAGCGGGGTTACGTGCCAGGCAATGTACAGGTGATGAGCTACATGGCAAACAGGATGAAAAGCAACGCTACTCCCACCGAACTCTTGATGTTCGCTGATTGGGTGTACAAGACTTATGGCGGTGGTTCAGATCACTAATAGTGTGTACCCAAACGGGATCTTCACCTGGACCGATAAGCTGGACAACACCGACGATGTTCTGGCCATTGATCCTAACTCTCTCGCGGCCGAAGTAGAGGCGATTGAGAATACCCTAGGCCCTCTGCCTGAGACCGAGAAGGCTCCCCCCAGCGGTCAGCCCCTGCAGTATGCCTCTGTGGATGCCCGTCTCAGTGCAATGGCGAACAACGAGAACATGCCCGTGTGTGAGGTGTCCTCGGCCTCTACGACAGTTCCTAATTGGCTTGGCATTGGTAGTAGCTTCGGGCAGTGGAACATCTACTCTGCTGCGTACGACCCATTCAGCTTCTTCAACGGCAGTGACATCACCATTCCCAATGATGGATGGTACCGGGTGGCTGCTGGCCAGTCCTGGTCCTGGTGGTCGATTGGCTACAACCTGCTGTCTGTTTTCAGTGGCACCACTCTTCTTCAGCAGAGCAAATGGGACTGGGACTTCACTGGTAACGTCCCCACGGGGCAGTGGCAGGCCGGTAACGGAACACAGCGCTCAGGAGATACGCACGTTGCCTGGGAGGGCAGACTGTATGCTGGCACCCGGATTCGTGTGCTGTCAGAGAATGGCACCTCAAATCCGCTGCAGCCGGTGTCTAATCTTTGGCTGAAGGTGGCCTTCGTAGCGACGATTCCTTCGGTGGTGTAAGTGGCGGTCTACGGGGTTAGTCAGTACGGAACAAGCAGCCAGTATGGACTGGATGCCCTTCCTAGCTACCTCTGTGGTCAGATGTCTGCGCAGTCCACTAACTACGACCAGATAACGGTCACATGGACGCAGCCATTGGGGATCATTTACCGGTATCGGCTGCTGTCCAGCAGGACCGGGTATCCCGTTAACGAGAACGACGGGACCATTCTGGTTGATCAGGCCGGGTACCCTGGTTCGGTGTACGTGGACCAGAGTGTCATTCCTGGGTCGTACAAGTACTACGGCCTGTACGTCCAGGTGAATGCCGTGTCTGATATCTGGCTGCGGAGTGGTGTGGCAGGCTGTCTGACCAACCAGGATTATGGGTCGGCTGCTTGGCTGGAGAACCTGCTGCCTCAGTACTTCCAGGCCATGCCTGACGGAACGTCACTCCCGGTGGATGCTAACGGCCTGTCCGACCTGGACAAGTTCTGCCTGGTAATGGGCTGGGGGCTTGACTACGTTAAGACTCAGTACGCCATGTTTGCTGATCATGTGAATGACCCGGCTGCCATTCCTCTTAGTGATCTGTGGAATATGGCCGCTGAGCTTGGCCTGAAGTTTAGTCCGGAGATCAATGTCGCCACGGTGAGGAAGGCAGTAGCCAATGCTACTGTGGTGTTCCAGCAGAGGGGAACCATTGAAGGACTCAAGGCTGAGATCTCGATGAAAACCGGCTGGGATGCTGATGTTCAGATTGGCCAGAACATCATGCTTGAGGATGACCAGAGCCAATTCATGTCACCTATCTTCCTGCCGTACGACGCAAACAGGGTGTATAACGCAGGTGATATGGTCTATGTGGTTGCATCTGGGCACCCGGCTAGTACCTACTTTCCAACGTCAAGGGCCTATTGGTACAACGCTCTATGGAGTGGCAATGGTTATTGGTATCAGTGCCTGGTCACCGGAACAGTGGGCACAGCACCTCCTGCCGATGGGACTAGTAACACTCAATGGAGGTGTATTCGGGATGCAGACGACTGGTTTGGGACACTATACAATGCCACGACACAGGGAGGAGTAAGCACCTGGGAACTAGTTACTCCAGCTAATCCTAATGGCTATCCAACCGGTATTGTTGGTCCGGGTGGAGTTGCATCAGCAGCTATTGCTCCATATGCCGGTGCCAGTGATAATGTCGCTTCTGGTTCTGCCTCGGCACCACCAGGCACGGTTGGACCGAGGGCGTTGACTCAGGGTCTGGGTGTTGCTATACCTGCTAGTGATGGTACGCAGAATGCACTAAACTCACTGCGGTTGTA